CCACTCTCCCGTCACCCATAGCCACGCGAGCACATGCCCCCTATAAAGAACCTTGTTTATAGAAATACTGATGTACCCGCCGTGCTGCCCGCTGGTGCCCGCGATCTTTCCGGCCCATTTTGAATTCCAACTCGCGGCTGCTAGACCCTCACGATATTTCCAGCGGAATACGCCGGTATCAGGGTCGTAATCCAAAATAGATCGGATATATTCTGCGGCAATCATCCGAGAAAATCTCTGTTCCTTAGGACCGAAAGGTCTATCGGCTGCGCTTGGTAAGATGACGGGTCATGCCGGCGCGCCCATGCGCGGCGGGCCACCAGAAAATCATATTCATGCTTGGGTATTCCGCGACCAGCTTGCCAAAGCTTTATCACCATTGCGGTGCCCTCAACCTCGCGCTCGCCAACCAGCGCGCGTAGAGGATTGGGCGCGCGATCTAAGGGTTCGCATTGCCATTCGGGGTGGTACGGCCATTCAAGATTGTCTAGTTCAACGAACGGGCATGGCCGAAAGATCAATGCCGGCACCCAAGGCTTACGACTTCCTAGCCGCACAGCGAAATAGCCGGGCTCTGGCCGATCTAGCGCAACGCCAATTTGAGCGCGAGGGCATTGCGGGATCACCGTCCGAGAAGCGACGTGATGCTCACCGGCCATCCCTCTGCAACCGCAGCAGCAGAGGCCGCACGTGATCCATCTCCCACACGACCCGTTGGCCCTCCCACTCGTCAACCTCTTCGTAGAAGGCATCGTCGTTTCGCATCAGATGCGTCAGGTGGTTCCACGGATCGGGCGCGGGCGGACAGTCACGCCAACCGGGCGGCGCCGGCACCCACATCCAACATGGCTGTGTCAACTTTGCTGGTGCGCGGTCTGGTTCCCGATACTCAGCCGTGATCATGTGACCATCACCCGCGAATAGCAGGTCAATTTCTGTGACCGTCCACGCCACCGACATGTCCTCGATCCACAGCACGCGGTCACCGATGTTCATTGCCAGTCTCCGAACGCGAGCAGCAGGATCAGGAGTAGCGACACGAACGAGAGCCACATGCCGATCCGCAGCTCGGCGAGTTCCCGCTTCGTCGGGATCACGACTGCCTCCGAGAGCGCCAGCCGCTCGGGGTGCTCGATCGGGGCGCTCATGCATTACCTTTCGCGACGGCAAGCGCGCGCCGGATCACGTCGCGCAAGGCGATTCCCTCTACCTTTGAGGGTTGCTCGCCGTTGAGGTATTGCATCAAGAAGCGCTGCGAGCGCACGAGCGCAATGAAGATAACCTCTTCGCTCGTCGGCGCGCGTTGCTCGCTCATGGCGTTCTCCCTTTCTTTAGCCGTCGCCGGAGCCGTCGCCGGAGCCGGAGCCGTCGCCCTGGCCGGAGCCGTGGCCGTGGCCGTGGCCGTGGCCTTTGCCGTCGCCGCGATGCTTAATCTTCAATAAATTTTGCATACGACTCCTCGGCCTCTCGCGTCGTCGGGATATACCCACACCACATCGCCGATATGGACGCCCGCGCTGTAGGTGCGGACGAGGCAGCGTTGCCCGAGCATCGGGTGGGTGGAAGTGTTTTGCGCCGCGCCGTTACCGAACATTGCGGCCAACTCGCGCGCCTGTTTGATCGTCAGATCACCTATGTCCATTTTCCTCTCCCGTGGAGTCGGCGCAGGATACTTCGCTGCCGTTCGTTGTCAACGACTAAATTCGCGCTTGACGAAGGTTGGTTGCGGCGCGTAGGGTTCGCGCTATGAAATTGAGCGATTACCTATGGATCTGCCGCAAGCGGCAGAACGCGTTCGCCAAAGCAATTGGCGTACAGCCGAGCTATGTCGCAGACCTTTTAAGGGGTCGCTTTGAGCCCAGCCTAAAAATGACTCAAGCTATTTTCGAGGTCACTCATGGCCTTGTAAACCTTGCCGACCGAGCGGATTGCGAAGAGCCGCTAAAGATCGAGAGCGAGCTGCGCGATGAGTGAGCCATGCCCCGCATAAGGGTTGCCACCAAGGCCGCCCGCACGCTCGACGGCATCGTGTTTGATAGCAAGGCCGAAATGCAACGCTATGCCGAGCTAAGACTGCTGGTGCGCTCGGGGAATATTATCGGCTTAATCTATCAACCTTATGTTCCCTTTATCATCAATGGCGCGCGGGTGGTTATTAGGTCCGATCGATACAAGAATGGACGCCCATGCGGGTATCGCGCAGATTTCTCTTATTTGGAGCGCCAACCCGACGGCTCTTGGGAGAGAGTCATTGAGGATGTTAAGGGGGGATATCAGACCGATATTTCTCGGCTGCGGATTGCTATCGCCGAGGCGATCATAGGGAAGCAGGTAAGGATAACCGGGATGGCGAGGCGATAATGGGCGAGTCCAAGCGAGCAGCCGGACGACTGGCGCTGCGGGAAGAGGGTAATTGGTGGAATGCCTACTACGCCGAGCCGGGCACGATGGAGGGCGCTGTACTGATTGGCAGTATCGCTTTGGGGTTTGTTGGGCGCTCCGATGCAATAAAGCAAGCCTTTATGCAGACTATGGTTTTGGTCGTTCAGGATTTTCTTAGAGAGATCACCGGTCAAGAGGCGAGCTGGGGCGAACCGGAAGTAGCCGCTGAACACGAGCGGGCCGGGCGGGCCTGAGCGATGCCGTTCGGCAAGGTTGATCGGCTGGTTTTTGATGTCGATCATTGGTTAATGAAAGCCGCCTGCAGCAACGAAGAGGCGGTGCGAATTGACCCGTTTCAGCATCAAGGCGCGGAACGGCTTGCTTCCATGCGGCGCAAGTGGCTGCTGGAGCAGATCGCTAATCATTATGAGGAACTGGCCGAGTCGGCGCGGGCGTACCACCGGCAGGAAGCGGCCCGGCGCGAAGCCGAATGGGTCAAATGGGTGCCGTGGCTCAGCGAGGCCGCCGAGTAACACCCCCCCCGTGCCCGTTTACAATCGCCTTAACTCTTTGTACGCTATGGTGCGGGTTTAACCCCCCCGTACCCGCAGTGGTAGTATCCGCGCCGCGCGCGTCCACCGCTGGCACAAAAATTTCAGATATGGTTTGACACATGCGAATGAGACGCGCCTGATAGGCGTCCCGATACCGGAAACAAAAACCCCCGCCGCGGCGGCAACCGAAGCGGGGGCGTTTGAAGCCCAAGGCGTAACCTGGGCAATTCGGGACACAAACCTGTGTGAGAGGTTTATTGTGTCACCTGCATCTCTATCAAAGCACAGCGCGTTTTGCAAGTTAAGCGCAAAAATGCGCGCCGCACATACCGACGACCCACCCCTATGCGAGCATGAGCGCAAGCGCGAGTTAACGAACGCGGTGGCGAAGGCGGCGTAACGTGGCGTTGGCGATTGATCTGTTCTGTGGCCTTGGCGGCTGGGCGGAAGGATTGCTGCTCGAGGGCTGGAATGTCGTCGGGTTCGACATTAAGCGCCATCAATACGGCGAGCAGCGCTATCCTGCCCAACTCGTGCTGCAGGACGTTCTAACGCTACACGGCACGCAGTTCCGCAACGCCGATCTGATCGTGGCGAGCCCGCCGTGTAACGAGTACAGCTACATGGCGATGCCGTGGAAGTTGGCAAAAGCCAAGGCGGCAGCGATCCGGGCCGACACGACGGGCAAGATGCTGGCTGATCTCAACCGGCTATTTGACGCGTGTTTTCGGATACAGGTGCAGGCGAGCCTCGCGGCAGGCCGACGGATACCGCTGGTGGTCGAAAATGTGCGCGGGGCGCAGCCTTGGGTCGGTCGAGCGCGGTGGAACTTCGGGAGCTTCTATCTTTGGGGTGATGTGCCGGCGTTGATGCCACCGATCTCGCGCGCATCGAAAAATACTGGCGGCTCGTGGTTCAACATCGCGCACAACACGACATCAGGTCACGGTCAAAACCCCGATGGCCGCGCGCTAAAGGTTCCCGGCTTCCGCTTTGACGGTAGCGGCAGATCGTTTCAGACAGCCTCGGTGAAGTGTTCCGGCGATTGGTTTAGCGCTGGTGAGAATTGCTCGTTGCCGCGCTCACAAGGCTCGCAGAGCGTGGGTCGCAAAGCCGCGAGCGCGATGATTGCAAAAATTCCGCTGCCACTCGCGCAACACGTGGCGCGGACGTTTCTGCCATGACTGACCGTGGGGGAGCGGCCCCGGCGACGGCAGCCGAACGCGCGCCGAGCCGGGGCCGTGAGGACCCTCCAGGCGTCGATCTAATAGCACACCTGCGCTCATGGCGCGAGACGCGTCGGCCGCTCAAATTGACGCGCTCGCATGGCTGAGATCGAAAACTGGCGCGAGCAAGACGCGCATGACAGCTATTTCGAGGCGATTGCCGAGATCGGGCGCCGCGTGCGGGCCGGCGAGGAAAAACCGCGGCATGGTGCGCATTTTCAACGGGTCAACTGGGCAAGTGACCCGGCTGCCGCTGCGGCGGCGAGCGAACAACACGCAGCGCCGGCAGAGGGGATTTCTTTCTTGGCTTCTATGCCCCTCGTGGTCGGCAAAATCCCCTGCCTTCGCTAGAGGGGCAAGCTATGAGCAAGGATCGCAAGTCCGACGGCTACTACGCCAAGAGCCAGCATCATGCGTCGGATGAGGCCGTGCCGCTGGCCGAGCAGATTGAGGCGGTGCAGTACGCCACACGACTGCAACGCGAGATCTTCAAACGCTGGATTGCTTGCGGCAAGGCGCGGCAAGCGGATGCGAACCGGCATATTGTCCGAATGGAAGCGGCAATCGAGACGCTGGAAGTGGATCGCATGGGGCGCGGCTCGTGAGGCTGATCACGACGACGCTGGTCGAGTTGTCCGCCGAGGAACGAGCTGCGCTAAGAACTCGCCAGGCGAGAGGCCATCGTGGCCGCGTGGCCTTTGCCGTTGGGGTCTCGTTACGAACCCTGAGGTCGTGGGAGTCGGGCCAGGCGCGCCCGCCACTGGCGCGATACCAGCGCTGGCTTGAGGCGTTAACCGCGGCGGAAGGCGGGCGCCCGTGAGCACCGCCGAGCCGGGTTGGGCGATCGATGAGCTGGCCGCCGATCTGCTGCGGGCCATCACATGGTCGTTATCGCGGCAATCGCCGACCGCCACTGTTAAGGCGCTAATCAACAGTGTTGGCGATGCTGTCGCGAGGGAAGATCGCCGCCGACAACTGAGTGAGGCGTGGCGCGAAATCTGCGCCGAGAACGAGTCGCCTAACGTCGGGGAGTTGGCGGTTCCGAGCGAACTCGAAGAAATTCACCGCTACCTGCAAGGCTGAATTCGCAACCACAAAGCGCCGCGGCGCTGAAGGGGGGACTTTTGCGTTGTCCGACCAAAATCGCCGTTGGGCCGTTGGCCGCCCGCAAGGACCGATCCCTCAGCTCCGCGTCGTTAAAAAAGACGATGACGACATTGCGATCATCGATCCCGGTCAGTGGCAAGGGCGCAAGCCGCCAGCGCGGCAATGGATGGTCGAGAAGTTGTTTGTGCGCGGCTCGGTCGCGATCGTGTCGGGCAGCGGCGGGATTGGCAAGAGTCTATTAGTTCAACAGCTGTGCACCTGTGCGGTGCTCGGAAAACCCTGGCTAGGTTTGCATGTAACGCGCGGTCGCGCGGTCTATCTCGGCTGCGAAGATGATGAGGACGAGTTGTGGCGACGACAGGAGGATATCAACCAGCACTATGGCGCCGACCACGCCGACGTGGGCGACGCCGGCTTATCGCTGGTGCCGCGCGTCGGGCTGAACAATACATTGTCCTATGTCGATCGCGCGAGCTGGACAATGCAGGTAACGCCGCTATTCGACCGGGTCGTTTTGCGCTGCCTCGACCTTGGCGTCAGCTATGTGGTGATTGACACCTTGGCGCAGACCTTCCGCGGCAACATGAATGACCCGCAACATGCGGTCCAGTTTATCAGCCAGTTGCGGCGGCTCGCTATGGCGCTTGATGGGCTGGTAATACTGATCATGCACCCGAGCCTATCGGGCCGGTCCTCGGGCACCGGAGAAGCTGGCAACACGCAATGGGACGCGGCGGTGCGCTCGCGTCTGTATCTGCACAAGGACAAGGTTGGGGACGGGCTGGTGCTTGAGCATATGAAAGGGAATTATGCTGCTAAGGCAGACGCGATACCGCTAGTATGGCGTCAGGGCGTATATGTCCGGCCAACCCCACCTGAACCGCCGAGGTACTACAATGACTGATCGCGAGAAAGAGCTGGTGCGGCTGCTGATGAAGCTGCGCGCGTGGCTGGCCGACGACTGGCCGGGCGACGAGGAGGCGCGAGCCCTGGTCGTCGAGATTGATGCGACGGTCAGCGTGCCGGACACGATCGCCGAGCAGCCGTCGCGAGGAAGCTTTGCCGCGCTTTGGCATGTCCGCGAGTCTCCCGAAAAGTCTAATGGACCTAAAGACTAAACCCCCCGGCGAGGGTGAGCAGCTCGCATCGGGGGGCCGGTTGTAGGGGCTGGTGGACGTTGCAGCCGACCACCAGCCGGAGCCCGGCGAAGAGACCGCCAGACCCGCGCTTCACGCGCATGCAATCTAGCGCAACACCGGGCTCCGTTCAAGGCTCGCCTTTGCCCGGCGATCACGTATCCAGTTCTGCCGGATCGATCAGGTCAGCCTTCCTTAAAGCCGATAGACTCCAACCCGGCGATTATACTTTCAGCTGTGGGGTTAACCTTCGTTACACGGCTGTCTAAGTCCGCCAACACTTTCGTAAATCCCTCCATCGAGAGTTCGTGTAGAGCGGCCCAACTGTCATCAAACAACCTAAAGACCGCAGAGCGCTCGCCGACACCAGGAACCCCATCAACAAATTCTATTACGGCGTCCATCTGATGGTCCTTGGCCGCATTATAGTAACAAATAAGAATTACCTCCGATACGCCTGGCTCCAAGCAGGTGTCCGATAATTTGCCCTCAGCTATTTTCTTGGATGCTACCCAGAACGTCTTAGTGGGAAAAGTGAACATCGATTTGCCTTAGCGGTTCTGGCTGCTCTGACCCATAATCAGCCGACCCCAAAAGAACAGCGCGAGCAATTTGGCGAAACGCGGGTTGTCCTCGAAGACCTCCTCATGCTGGTGCTTGAAGTCGCCGCGCATGATTGTGATCAGGTGGTGAGCTGGCGAATACTCGGCGATATACGTCCGGCCATCGTCGCCATCGACGATCCGCGCCTTGTGGACATAGGTGAGTTTCTTCGGTGAGCCGGTCGTGGTGCGGACGCCGCGCTCGCCGCGTGTCGGGTGTTGCTCAATCTCAAATTTGGCGCTGACGCGCTTCGTCCCGCTCGGCCAATCGTCGATAACGGCGCTCATGCGGGGATTCGAATATTCGGTCATGCTGACATTCGTCTCGCTTCCCAGGCTCGCGCGAGGCGTGCGGGCCTGGGGGTTCCGCGAACCGGCGAGGGTATGCTGCCGGCGCCTCGCGCGAGTGAGTTAACGATACCAGTAAGTGTCGCCGTCGAATTCAACCGACGCATAGTCCGTGCGCAATTCCTCGGCCGCGGCCTCCCAATCGATGCAGCCATACGGCCACCCAAGGCTCGAATTAACGGCCCCAATATCTTCGGCCAATTCTTTGGCATATGAGACAAAGTCGCGATCGGGAATAAATGTTACGGGATACCAATCCCCACGCCACTCGTGATCACCGCCCTGGCCACAAACCTCGCTCAATAAACCCTCTAGCTTCGCAAGCTCGGCGAGTAAATCGTCTTGCGCGGTTTCGTTGTCCTCGTAGCCGAGATCAACTCGGCCTGGCTGGCGCAGCTTTTCTAGGTGCTCAACGCGAGCAATGACATCACGGATATCAAAGCCGTCATCGGGATCGAATATTACAGATTCAGTCGAATATTCGGTCATGTCGTTGTCTGTCATTTTGTGCTTCCCCAAGCAAGCCAGCGACGCGCTGACGGGGAGAAGGTATACCAAGCCATCAAATGCTGTCAATATAAAAGATAGCGCTTGCAATCTTTTTAATGCGGCGCTATGACGACCTCAGATTTAACAGTCGACAGGCGCGCCAACCATGACCAAGAATTTACGGCCGACCGTGCAGTTGATGTTTCGGGTGACACCTGAGTTTTTTGAGCGCATCGAGCAGGCGCGCCGCAAGCAGGACATTCCGCCAACAAGGACCGCATGGGTCGTCGCGATGATTGAGCGCGGGTTAGCGCAGACAGAGGCTCGCCATACCGAGGTCGCGTCGCCATGACGCCGCTCGCGACCGTGGCCGTCGGGCTGGCGCTGATGACGGGCGCAATTGCGCTGCAAGTCGCTGATCGCGCGCCCGCGTTGCCCCAGGCCCGGCTTACGCCGGGTGACGTAGCCACGTCCGATCCTGACATCATCTGCCATCGCGGCTATAGCACCAGCCAGCGCGTGTGGAACACCGAAGGGCCGGCCGGCTATTACGAGATGCGCCGCACCGTATTCGCACGCTACGGCATCGCCCCACGCGATCAGAAGCTCTACACCTTGGACGACCGGGTCAGTCTTTGTATGGGGGGCAAGCAAACGCTTCTTAATGTTTGGCCGGAACCGATCGCCGAAGCGCACCAGAAAGACCGGCTCGAAAACATGGTCTGCCATGCCGCCTGTCAGGTGCACACGCGAGAAGCGATTGAGAGCGCGCAGGAATATTTCCGCTCCGACGCGTGGGTTAAGGATATGAGATAATGAGATGTTATATCTCGGGCAACGAAAATTGTCCTGGGGTGATCTGTCTGCGCTTCGAAGCTTGTATGGCGCGGGCCGCGGAGATGCTGGAAGAGGCAATCGCAAAAGGCCAAATCCACCCGACGGTGGGGGCGGACGGAAAACCAAGGTTTACGCCCGCTGAGGTAAAGGCGGTATTTCCGAAAGAATAGGGAATTAGAGGGGCTTTGCAAGGGCCGGTAGAATAGAGTAGATTCTAAGCAATGCGGCCCCGTGCCGCAGGGTGACGGTTAGAGGCCGTCGGGCGGGGGCTTTAGGCCCCCGTTGCCGTTTATGATAGCCTCCCTATACCGCGAAGGTTGTGAGCGTCGTGTTAGGCTACAACCATCGTGAGCTTGATCGCTCTCTCCCAGCGGCGCGCAGAGCTTCCCGCACCATGTCGCGAAAATAATCGTTGCGGTTCTCGCCCTTAATAAAGTCGCGGGCTGTCACATAGGCGCAGCCACCAAGGCAATCGTATCCGACAAGCTCTTGGCCGCGGAATACCCCTACGCAAGCACGGAACCATTCGAGGGAGCCGCTGCGCACCGCCTCGATATCACTCTCGAATTCAAAGCTATCTGCCGGGTCCATATCTTCTTCTTCGGCCCAATACGCTACCGTGTAGCGCGGCGTCTCAAAACGCCACAGCGAACCGAATTTAGCTTCCATCAGGTCTAGGCTGAGATCGTAAGTCATCGCTCTCTCCCGTGTTTGCGCCCCCAATGTGGTGCGGTGGGATGCGGGTGTCAATAGGAAAATAATGCGTGAGGCAATAAATTGTTGCTTGACGCATTCGATACCGAGACGTATATAGAGAGCGCAACACGGGAGAGAGTGATGAATTTCACGATCCAAGCGGCAACAGAATGGGGCGTCGGGCAGAGCGTTAACGGCACAGGTCGACGCGCTAAGGTTAGCGGGTTCTACGTTATTTCGCCGCAGAGCCTGCGCCGAGTCCGCGCCTTTACCGGCAAGAATGCGGAAGCGGAAGCGCGCAGGTGGGCAAAAAAATGTGATGAGATGGCGGAAGCGGGGCAGATCGGATGGTAAGTCCACATGAGAAGGTTATCGAATTCAAGATGGGGGAGCCTGAGCGTCACTACCGGGTGACGCTGCGCAAGGCCGGCGATCATTCGGTACAGCTTGTCTCGCTCCATCCCGGCATGCTCACCGGGGTAAACGTGCACACGCAAGAATGGGTCGACGCGATTAGGCAAGCGCTGTTGATTGCTGGGGATTCGCGTCAGTGGCCGGCGAGCGAGAAATGAAACCAATTCCGATCGCTGCTGCTCGCCGTGTTGCCGAAGCATACGGCTACGATCAGGTCATCATCATTGCCCGCAAGGTCGGCGAGGCCGGCGGTGAACACTGTACGACCTATGGCGTCGATCGCGCGAATTGCGACGTCGCAGCGAGGATCGGCGATTTCCTCAAATTCAAGATCATGGGATGGCAGCGTGACGGGTGAGGAGCTGCGCCGGGCGATCGGAGCGCTTGGCATGACGCAAGCCGCGTTCGCCGACAAGATGGGCGTGACGCCCTCGGCGGTCTACCGCTGGCTGTCGGGGCAACTGCCCGTTCCCGTTTATGTCGAAAGCTATCTCGAGGCGCGCCGCTTCGGCGAAGCCTTGCGCGCGTCGCTGAGCGATAGCGCTTGAAAGCGGAGGGAGAATTAGCTTGGGGACTAAATTTAGCCGTTGGGCTAATGAAGCCTAAATCTGCAAATGGTTCGCTCCCCAAATGGACCATAACCCTCGCGGTGATCCTACTCATCGTTAACCTTTTTACCGGCGCTGTCGGTATTATCACGCTCCTCTATCGCTGATAACGCTTGAAAGCGGAACCGCCCGGCCAAGGGGACTTGAAACCGGGCGGCTGATCCGATGGAGCGGATCGGGGCTTGACATCCGCTCTGGGACAGAGCCAAGCTTTGCGATTGTTCGAGAATCGCATGGATCAAATGAACCCTTCCGCCGATAACGTCAAGCCGCAAAAGCGCCTCTGGTTACTGACCGTATGGAATGTGCCGGTGCCGCTGCTTGGCCTTATGGCGGGACTCAAGCTCCAACCTACCATGAAGAACCCGAATAATTTCTGGCGACACTGTCGGACTCGCACCGAGATTAGCGGCGTCATCGCTCCGCTTTCGGCCGCCGGCCTACACGGCCAGGCTAAACGCGTCAACGCAACATGAGCTACGATAGCAAGCGCTGGCCGGTGCGTCAAACGAATGAGGGCGATTTTACCTCATTCGCTTTCGAGCGTTGGACACCTAGGCGCAGCGGTAAACTATACGGTTTTGCCACCGTGCGGATCGGTCCGTTGCGGATATCAGGCATTAAGATTTTCGCTGGTAAAGACGGGTTTTTCGCGTCTATGCCCAGCACCTCGTGGACCAAGCGCGATGGCTCGGTACACTACTCGCCGATTGTTGAGTTTATCGATAAGGGGCACGCCAAGCGCTTCAGCGACGCCCTAATCCGACAAATCACGGCAATCGATTCGGATATATCAGCCCCACAAGGGGACGCAACCGTGGTGACGCTCAACCGGCGCCATCGAGCGGACGAAACAAGAAACGATCCTCAGCCTGAGCCTCTGAGAGAGGTTCGCAGCCCGACCCGATAACTGTTCTCCCCTGCCAGCCCTCGATCGTAGCCGGGAGACAAAATGCCCACCCGGTGTAACGTGACCTTCAGCGCTGGTGTAGCCGGGTTCAAAGTGTCGAGATGCAGGCAAGGCAAGTGAGGGCGATATAACACGCGAAGCGCGTTCAATTGGTGACGGCGACCATAACGGCCGGGGAAGATGGCAAACTCACAATCTGCCATCAGGCTATAGATAAGGGGGGGATATACTCGCCCTTGCGCCTACCCCGTGCCCCCGGAGGGCTAGACGATTACATTCAATACAAAAAAAACAATCCGGTGCCCTAGTGGGGGTGTCGGGTTAGCTAACCAAGAACGCAGGCATAAAGGTATGCCCCTTACCCCCATACGCTGCCGCGCGGCCCATAGCGGGGGGGGTTACTGCTTCGGCCCCATATCCCGTAGTGCTGGCGAAACACACGTATCCTTTGGCCCGACGCGCCGTTGAAATGCTATCCCAAGCCCGATATAATCCCGTCATGGTCTACGCGATAACCCTCGCAGTCATGATCGCGTCCATCAGCATCAGTGGCTGTCATCAAAAGGTTACAAATATCCCCGGTAACCCCGACGACATCCAACGATCCCTGCAAGGTCGCGATGAGTACGATCATCAACGCTGCGAGCCAGGATATGCCTTCATGCGACTCGGTGAGACAGCCGAACTCTGCATCGCTTACAAACATCCACAGCCAACCGTTTCGCCATAATCCGAAACAGCCGTGACACAGGCATTCTCAAAAGCATACCGATTGCTCGGACGCCCTACCAAGTACAAGCCCGAGTTCGCCGATACCGTCCTAAAAGCCGCCGCAGAAGGCTTCAGCCTCTCAGCCGCAGCCGCTGAGCTCGGATTGTCCCGAGAACAACTTACCGAATGGGGGACAGTATATCCGCTCTTCGGCGAGGCATTAAATCGCGCTAGGGTAGCAAGATCGCAGTTCTGGGAACGCAAGCTACTAAATGCATCTGAAGCTAGGTCAGTCACTGGCGGACAAGCTCAGATCTTGTTATTTATGGCTCGCGCGCACAGCCAGGTTGAGTTCAACAACCAGTCGGGCGCAGACACTAAGGCGCTGCTTGGTGACTTGCTTGATGCTGTCGTTCAACTGCGGGCCGAGCGAGCAACCAAGGCTGCTGAACCCAAGGTGATTGATGGTGTGGTGGATGGGAAGGCTGAGGCTGGTGAGCCTAAGCTATTGACAAGCAACAGCACCAAGGCGGATACACCATCCGTCTAAGACATTAAATCTGGACATCAGCCAGCCTCGACCCCTACCCCCACTTGGCGACCTACCCCGGCCCCCTCGATCGACGACTCTCATCCTACATTTTACGGAGGTTTTGCATGGCCGATCTGGAATGGTTTTGCGGGGAATGCATGTGCTTTCACACGCAAGAGGATTCTGAGGAATGCGCGCGGCGTCGGCTTGAGCGGGAGGAGCTTCTTGAGCTCACGAATAAGATTATGGCCGAGATAGGGTGGTCTGAGCGAACCATTGATGGTTGAAGTCCTACATTTTACGGGGGTTTTGCATGCGAACTACTGTAGCGAGCATTCCGGCGGGTCGGATCCCGGACTGGTGTTGTTGTGTTGTAGGTTTGGGTGGCAGCCCGGTGGTGATTTGCCCATACGATCCGCCATGTGCTGTTCGGTGTAAGCGGGTAGCGGCTGCGGCTAAGGTTTTGCGGGGCCTTGGCGGAAA